CCTTGCATACCGCTCGCCGACTACATCCTCGCCACCGTGCGGGATGACGACGGGGAGGAGCAGCCGGACGTAATGATTCTGTTCGGTGATCGTCATAGCGTGAGAGTCCAGCGTAAACCGGCTGCAATCTGGGTGGCCATCGACACGGGCGGCGATTGCGTGGAACTGTCGTTCCGCACGTTCACCCGCGGCCAGTTCCGGGCGTTGTGCCGGGGGTTGGGGATTGTGATAGAATGAGCGGAGCATACGCACCACGGAGGGTGGAACGCGGTAGGCTGCTGTGCGTCAAGGGACGCTCTTCCCCGGCCTTGCCCCTCAGACGACGGCCGGGCCGCCGATCGGTCGGAGGAAGGCCCGGCCGCCCTGTCAGCACTGCCGGAAGTACCTGGCCCACCGGCCGCGGGGGCTGTGCTGGTCCTGCTACAACAAGCCCGACGTTCGTAACCTGTATCCGACTGACCCCGTATTCGGTCGGCGTGGCCACAACCACCAGAAAAAGCACACTCACCTGACCGTCGATCAGCCCACGTCGGCCCCGCCCGGGTCGGCCGAGAAGATCGCGGTACTCACCGAACGGGCCAGTCGGGGAATGAACCTGTGGCATCCGCTGGACCGGCATTGCCGGCGGACCCGGCTGCCTGACATTGCGGACGGGATGACGAAAGAGGACGATGACGACTGAGGAAACACCGTGGCGAGGCGGCGATACAGCGATGACGACCGAGCGACAGCCCTACTTGCGTTAGAAGCCAACGGGGGCAATGTATCGCGTACTGCGCGTGAGATGGGGATACCCAAAGCCACGCTGATCGACTGGACCAAACAGCCCGACCGCACGGACATCCGACCCGAAAAAAGAGATGACCTCGTTGTCCGTCTGCGTGATCTGCAAAGCAAGTTGCTAGACGAAGCACTGAAGCGGATCGACGGCGCACCCCTCAACCAGTTGATGACCTCGTTCGGGATCGCGGTGGACAAGTCGCAACTGCTGGAAGGCCGGCCGACGGAGATTCACCAGAGCAGTATCGAGCACGATCTTGCCCGCATCACCGACGATGACCTCGAAGTCCTTGCCGCCATCAGTGATCGGCTTACTCAGAGACCCGCAAGCGATCCGCCGGGAGTTGGGTCGCCGGAAGCTGCTGGAGTTCACCCGGCAGACGATGAGCCACTACCAGGCGGGCCAGCATCACCGGATTCTGTGTGATCGTCTGGACCGGTTCGCTCGGGGCGAACTCAAGCGGCTGATGGTGTTCATGCCACCAAGGCACGGGAAATCGGAGTTGGTTTCCCGTCGTCTGCCGGCGTTCATTCTCGGCAAGAATCCCGACACGTCGATCATCGCAACGTCGTATTCGGCGGACCTCGCCCAGCGCATGAACCGGGACGTGCAGCGGATCATCGACTCTCCGGCGTACCGGGGCATCTTCCCTGAAACGAAACTCTGGGGACGGAGCAACCGGGCCGGGATTCAGGGCACCTACGCACGCAACACCGACCTGTTCGAGATTGTCGGCAAGCGGGGCGGGTATCGTTCAGCCGGCGTGGGCGGCGGCATCACGGGCATGGGGTTCGACTTCGGGATCATCGACGACCCGACGAAAAACCGGGAGGATGCCGATTCCTACCGTCTGCGAGATGCGACGTATGAGTGGTACACGTCCACTTTCTACACCCGTCGCTCGTCGGGTGCCGGCATCCTGTTGACGACGACACGCTGGAACGAAGACGACTTGGCCGGGCGGCTGCTGAAACTGGCCGAGGCGGACCCGAAGGCGGATCAGTGGGAGGTGCTGCGGTTCCCGGCGATAGCGACGGACAACCCGGACCCGGCCGACTGGCGGCAACCGGGGGAAGCTCTCTGGCCCGAAAAGTTCCCGCTCGAGGAGTTGGAGAAGACCCGGGCCGCGTCGGAGTACGAATGGCACGCGCTGTATCAGCAAGACCCGCGACCGGAGGGCGGGTCGGAGTGGCACCCGGATCACTTCACCCACGGCGCGTTCTGGTTTGACGACTGGCCCGAGAAGCTGGTGGTCCGAACGCTGTTCCTCGACCCGTCGAAGGGTGCCCACGACAAGCAGGGCGACTACTCGGCTTACGTCCGGTACGGACGGGACGCGGCGGGCGTGGAGTACGTTGACGCGGACCTCCAGAGGCGTGGCGTGGATCAGATCGTGGCGGACGGGCTCGAACACGTCCGGCAGTGGCAGCCCGACGGGTTCGGCGTGGAGGGCAATGCGTTCCAGGACTTGCTGGCCCCGTTGTTCCGGGCACGGGCGGCCGAACTGCGGATCGACATGCCGAGCCTGCACCTGTTCACGAACACGGTCAACAAGCTGGTGCGCATACGCAGATTGACGGAGCCACTGACACAACGGAAGATGCGGTTCCGTCGCACCCGCGGGACGCAGCTGCTTGTCGAGCAGTTGCGACAGTTCCCGAACGCGGCGAACGACGACGGCCCGGACGCGCTCGAGGGTGCCCGGCGACTGGCTATCATGCTCAACAACAAACGGAATGCCCGGTGAGTAACAACGGGACGGCAACCGAATCGCAGACCCGCCGTGCGGCGATCCGTCAACTGCGCGAAGAGCAGGAGTTGCATCGTCTCCAGCGTGCCAAGTTGCGTGAGTCGTGGGACGGTACCGACACCATCGGCAACTACATCCAGACGCTGACTCAGGAGTTCATGAACTGGCAGCCGATCGGCGGCATCGGCACCCAGGGCCGACGGGCCGGGCGGAACTGGCCGGTCTACACCACCGAGGCACAACTCAAGCTGCTGCGGGAAGGCGCCCGGGCACTGACCGCCACCAACGGCTACGCCATCGGTCTGAAGGACGCGATCTGCTCCTACGTCGTGGGCACGGGGTTCAGTTACGCGGCGACGGTGAAGGACCAGGACGCGCACGGCGGGCTGGCGGACGCACTCCAAGAGATCGTGGACGGGTTCCTGTTGCGGAATCAGTGGGGCGGCAACGACTCCGGGGAAATCAAACTGCGGCACGCGGTCTTCGAGGAGGGCGAACAGCCGTCGCTTGAAGAGGAGTTTTTCTACCGGACCATGACGGACGGGGAGGTCTTTGCCGCATCGTTCCCGCACGACGACGGGACCACGGACATCCGGCTCGTGGAACCCGATCAAGTCACCCTGCCCCCGTCGGGCGTGGAATTCACGATTGACGGCGAGAAGCATGTTACGTCCGGCGACTTCGCGGAGTGGGGCTTCGGCATCTTCGCCGCGAAGAACGACGCGCAGAGACCGCTCGCGTATTGGGCACAGTGGGGCGACTCACGCTCCGACGGCGACGTGATCGGCCCCGACCGCATGTGTCATGTGCGGGTCAATTCGTGGCGGACCTCGAAGCGGGGCGTGCCGGACTTCGCGTTTGACACGCTGGACGCCTTGAAGCTGGCGAACAGTCTCCGGGGCAACATGGGCGAGGCGGCGGCCCAGCAGGCGAGCATCGTCGGCGTCCGTCAGCACGCCACGGGCACGCAAGACGAGATCCAATCGTTCAACGACTCGAAGGGCGACTACCAGCGGACCAACCCCAGCAACGGCAATCTGGAGTGGATCAGGAACGTCCTGCGGGGCCGGTGGGAAGACGTGCCGGAAGGATTGCAGTACGTCAAGGCCCCCGAGGCCACGAACGCGGCGGCGCACATCCAGGTATTGCAGGCGTTGCTCCGGGCCGCGGCCGTGCGATGGTGCGGCACCGAATGGCTGGCGTCCGGCGATTCCTCGAACAACAACTACGCATCCTCACTGGTGGCCAACAACCATTTCGTCATCGCGGTGAAGCGGCGTCAGAAGGCGTTGCGGTCGGCACTCGGGATGCTGGTGGCGCGAGCCGTGCGGCATTGGGTGCGGACTCACGGCGGGCTGACGGTCAAGGGCGTGCGGTACTCGCCGGAAGTCATCGACCAACTGGCGTCGATCAACGTGACTGTCCCGGCCCCGGAGTCGGCGGACCCGCTGGCGTTGGCGCAGCGGTTCGCCATCGAACGGCAGAACGGGGTGATCGACCCGATCACATGGGCCGAGAAGGTCGGGCACGATCCGGACCAGATCGCCCGGAATATGGCGAAGTGGAAAGAACTCAACCCCGGCGAGGGCGTGCCACTGGCCGTACCGCCGGGCTTCGGAGGGTAGAGCGATGGCACTGGCCAACAACATCCCGGTATTCAACGAAGTTACCGGCGGGACCATCGGGCTGACGACGGCCACGCTGTCCGGCCCGACCGTGTCCGCACAACTGGCCCGGTTCTGCATGTCGGACGCGGCATCCACGGTCACGGTGAACATCGGTTGCGATTCGGCCGGCGTGGGAGGACTGGAGTTCACCGGCGGCGATGCCCCG